TGTCTTTTTGTTCCTGCTCTGCTTGACGATCTTTTTCAATTTCTTCAGCGTCTTTAGCTTCGTCTTCGGCTTCCTTCTGGTCCTCTTCAGCTTGACGGTCCTTGTCTGCCTTTTCTGCCGCCGCTTCTTCCTTAGTCTGAGTTTCAGCCTCAGCGTCCTTAGTAGAGCGTTCAGCTGCCTCTTCTTCCTTAGTCTGTGTTTCAGCTTGTGCTTCTTTGTCTGCTCTTTCAGCAGCTTCTTGTTCTTTAGTTTGAGTTTCTGCCTGAGCGTCCTTTTCTGACTTCTCCGCTTCTTCTTTGTCGCCCTGTTCAGCTTCTTTGAAAATACGTTCAGAAGCGTCCTTGCTTTCTTGTTCAGCTTCCTCTCTTTCAGTTTCTTCTTTTTCTATGGTTTCAGCCATATCTTTTTCACGGGTTTCAGCTTCAGCTTCTTTATTTGACCTTTCAGCAGCTTCTTGTTCTTTACCATTAGCTTCAGCTTCAGTTTCTTTGGTAGAACGTTCAGCAGCCCCAGCATCTTTGTCAGACTCAGCGTCTTTAGCTGTTCTTTCTGCTGCTTCTTCACCTGTGTCTACGGTACTTCCTAAAGGGTCATCATCGTCATCAATAGGATCAGTACCTTGATCTGGGTCTAAAGGATCGTAAGGTTCTCCGCTTGTTACTTCGCCTTCAACTGCTTCGTATATTTGCCCTGTTTCAACATCACGTACTTGGTAAACACGCACTCCGTCAATTATTTCAGAGCCGATAATTTCATATTGAGCATTTTGCTCTTCAAAAGCTTCTTCAATATCTTCTTGACGTTGAGTTTCTTTTTCTGCTTCCGCTGCTTCTTCTTTGTCAAGATTTTCAGCCGCAACGTCTTTATCGTCTTTTTCTGATTCAGAATCTTTAGTTGCTTCAGCATCTTTTAAGCTTTCAGCATACTCTTCTTCTTTTTGAGCCTCCTCAGCCTCAGCATCCTTATCAGCCTCAGCATCTTTGTCAGCCTCAGCATCCTTATCAGCCTCAGCATCTTTGTCAGCCTCAGCATCTTTGTCAGCCTCAGCATCTTTGTCAGCCTCAGCATCTTTGTCAGCCTCAGCATCTTTGTCAGCCTCAGCATCCTTATCAGCTTCTGCGTCCTTATCAGCTTCAGCATCTTTGTCAGCTTCTGCTTCTTTATCTGACTGTTCAGCTTCTGTTTCTTTTTCAGATTGCTCTGCTTCCTTATCAGCTTCTTCTGCAGAAGCACCGCCGCCTCCGCCACCGCCTTCTTCTTCGGGGTCTTCTATTATAGGAGGAATATTAATAACGTACACAACCCCTGTTTCTGGGTCAGTCCATGTGCCGTCTTCCATGTACTCTTCAGGATCAAGATAATTATCATCTTCTGGATTGTCAGAGAATATATCTTGAAAATCTTCTAAAGATATTGGTTGCTGTTCAACAGGAAATGTTTCATCATCAGGATCTGGTAATGGATCTGGTTCTTGGCCGCCGGGGTCGCCGTACTCTACGTCGTCGTAATAGCCAGTCTCTTCAGCCCATGCGTCCCAACCACCAGCCTCTTCTATTTCTGTACCTACTTCTGAAAGAGTATTAAAAATAATCGCTCTTATAGCATTTGTAAGCTTTCCTGAATCATCCATTATTTCAGGAGGAATATCGTTCGCACGACCAATAATAGTTGCCCATATTTGGGCCAGTGGGCTGTCTCTGTCTGCCCCACCAATAGTTAAGTCTTCGTCACCCGGAGTTTGACCGGCCAGAATGTCTGATAGTGTGTCAATAGAATCACGATCTATCAATCTAACAAAGTCTAAAAAATTGCCAGTAAACTCTTCAAAAGTTCGAGAGTTTTGAGTTTTTATTAACCATTCTTGTATTTCATTCCAAGCGTCCATTTACTGTTCCCTCGATACGCCTTTAGTTTTTTCGTAAGAGCGCATTGCACCAAGACCAAGCATACCCATTAGTACAGGCATCATGGTCTCTAGATCAATAAGCGGTATAGTTACTTCAATAGCCAACAATGCCAGAATAAAATTAGTAAACGGTATAACCATAAAGTTACCTGTCATACCTAGTACACAACACCAGCCAACAGCAGGTCGCCATCCAGAGACAAACAAGGACTTGTGTGCTGCCTCTACCTTGTTAACTTCTATCTGTGCCGTAGCAAGTTCCTGAGCGTGTATCTGAGCCATTGTAGCGACTTCGTGGGCCAGCCTTGCCTTCTGGTCCTTGTCCTGTATAAACTTGTCTAGAAGCCCTGTAACCGGCCCTATAAGAGCCTCTATCATCTTATGTACTCAGCAAAGACTAACGCACCAAGAATAAAAGGATACAGAGCAAAGACAGCTTGACGGTTGACAGTAATGTCCTTACCTGCTGAATCAAGTTGACGTTGGATCATTTCGTAACGAACAAGGCATTCCTTCTCGTGTCCTTCGAGCCTAGCTATTAGTTCCTCTGTTCTAGTCATTACTTACCACCTGTTATAATAAACATTAACAACCCAGCTAAAAGCCCTGTCATCGTTACTATAGCCAAAGAACTAACAAGTGCTTCCTTTAGTTCTTGTTGTCTATAAACCGTTTCTTCTCTTTCTCTTGCTATGTTCTTCTTTAGTTCACGAAACTCTAAAAGTCCTTGACTACCGTATGCGTAGTTCAACATGGTTATCAAGTCTCTTTGCTGTGCTTCTATCTTTTTCTTAGCGGCAAAAGCTTGTATAGCCTCTGCTTCAACACTTTTCCTAAATACAACCTTCTTAAAAGGTGATGTTCTTTTTGCCTTGTTGTCTGCGTAGATAACATCAGATGCGTGTCCGTACCAAGTACTTATCTGCATCATGGTGTCTTCAGCAGCTCTCCCTGCTTCTACCATTGCCTTCGCCATAGCAAATGCTTTAGACGCTCCAGCAATAGCAGTAACAGGGTCAATCATTTACCAAGGCACACCAGAGCCGCTAGTTGGGTTCTTGTCTGCTTCGATCTTAGCAGTCAGTGCTGCTTCTACAGTGTCTTGACCTACAGACTCCCATACCCATTCCAGTACGTCAGATTCTGTAAGGCTGTCATAGGCTAGAAAGTTAGATGCAGTAGGGTCTGGTGTAAAGCCTACAGTACCGTAAGAGGATGCAGAGAAGTCTCCGTCTTCTTCAGTGCATCGCCAGTGTGCAACGGTTACGCCGCCGTCTGCCAAGTTACGCTCAAGTGTTCCAATAGTCCATGTAGCCATTAGTTTTCTCCTTCAAGCTGTAAAAGTCGAGATTCAAGGTTGTCAATTTTCTCCAAAGCCTCTTGCAAAGCCGCAGTCAGCAAAGGAACTAATTTAGAATTATCTAATTGTTGAGGGCGAATAGACCCATCTTCTTTTAGTGCGTCTTTTTCACCAACAACAGCTTCAGGCACAACCGCTTGTACTTCGTGTGCAATAAAGCCATCCATCATTTGCTCTGGCTTATCAATAAAATTAAAACGTGATGGACTAAGCATTTTTACTCTATTAATTGCCCCTGTAAGCTGTATCACGTTTTCTTTTAAACGATAGTCAGAAGTACCACCATAATTTGTTACAGAACCGTCAGTGCTAATTACGCCACGTTCTGTGTATGAGCCTGTTCCGTCGCCAAAACCAATATGATAGCCACCACCAGATATAGGTATCCAACTAGCAATATTCAAATGGTTTACGCCGCTTCCTTTAAGCTGTAGGCAGTCATAACCATCTTCGTTGTCAATGCAAACACGACCGCTATCAGTTCTTCCAACTAATGTGTTATCAGTAGTCCCAACCAGCAAGTTGCCGCTAGAATCAATGCGCATACGTTCGTCATAGGAACCCGCAGAGGTATTTGTGGCAAACGCCATGCCACCAGAGCTTCCAGCCCCTTGATTAGCAATAAGTACAGTTTCACCACCACCAGCTGACTTGTTCCAACCAACAGCCAAACCTTGTTCGTTGTCTAGCGTTGCTGAACCTACGTTTGAAGAAAAATAAGAGTAATCAAAACCGTTTACGTGTAATAAACCTTTTGGGTCTGTCTCGGCAATTCCAACATTCCCGCTATCATTTATAACAAACTGCTTGGACAGTGTTGTATCTGCGGCGTTATCAAATACACCAATAGCAAACTCGTCTGCTTGATCTCTGCCGATAAATGCTGTGTTTACATCCTGACCTAACTTCATAAACTGGTCTGGGTGGTTGTTGTAAATAAGAACAACAGTTCTTTCATTCACAGCGCCATCAGCAATCTGTAATACACCTTCATAAGAAGCGCCGGAGGTAGTTGTGCCAATTATGGCATCACCTGTAGTGTGTATAGATGCTTGTGGAGTGCTAGTGCCAATACCCAAAGACTCCGCAGAACTATCCCAGAACAACTTCGCAGTCGTGCCAGTGTCTTCGTAGAAGCTGATGTCTCCAGTTACACCATCAATCTCCATTGATTTCTTAGCTACAGTGTTATAAGGGCTAGTCCAAAACTCTAATGTTCCGTCTGTCGTTGTGCCGCCTTGATTAGTGACAGCTCTAATTGAAGCTACTTCACGTGGGCCTAATGCACTTGCGTCTGTTGTGTAAAATTGTAAACGCCCTGTCTCGTTTCCTACTGCCCAGCCGCCACTCCCATCATTACTTATTCTTATGCTTGGAGGGGATGTTATAGTTCCATCAACAACAAGCCCATCCATCGTGGCTGTGCCGTCAGCACCTACTGAAAATACTTCTGTTGGTGTTCCTGCGGCATCTTTGTAGCCACGAATCAAATAACGAGTACCAGTAGTTGCGTCAGAACGTAAATCAAGTGCTGTATGCCCAGAAGAGGTAGCATCTTGATACGCTTGAATTGCATAGCCCCCTACAGCCTTAGACGAGAAAGCATCTGAGCCTGTAGAAACAATCGTTCCACCATCAGCAGTCACTGTGCCAGTTACGTCGATGCCTGTGGAGCTTGTGGCTAAACGGGCTGTACTTCCATAATATAGCTCTACCTCGCCAGTGCTGTTTGCTGAGATTCGTTTTTTAGAGCTAGTTGTACCGCCAGCATAAATTAAAACAGCATCACCGTTTGTCGAGCGAAGATATAAATCACCCGTTCCTGCCTCATCAATAATGCTGTGACTGCCTGAGTGGTAGATTTGTAAGTCAGAGTCAGCACCGAAGATGGCCTTGTCGTTGTCACCGAAGGTCACGTTGGCAGAAGTAGCAAGACCTGCAAAGGTTGGAGTATCAGTAGTAGCTACGCCTTGATCCAGAGACTTAACAGCAGTAAGGTCAGTTAGCTCAGAGTCCATCAAGGCACCAGCAGCAGTAACATTAGTTGTGTCTGTTACGTCTGCTAAGGCTTCAATACCGTCCAGCTTAGTACCATCTGTAGCTACGTCGCGTCCATCAAAGGTACTATTAGTAGTAATCGCACCAGTCATAGCTCCGCCAGTCTTAGGCAGTGCATTGTCAGCAGTAGTGCCTTGTGCGGCTGTAGCGTAGTCTGATGAATCAAACGCTTTTACTTGGTCTAAGTTAGTGACTTCTGAGTCCATCAAAGCACCAGCGGCTGTAACATTGGTTTCGTCAGTTACGTCTGCGTTGGTTTCTACCGTGTCTAACTTAGTGCCGTCAGTGGCAACATCTCGACCGTCTACAGTACCGTCTACAGTAATGTTGCCTGTAGCAGAAACAGTAGTAGCAGAGACAGCGGCAGGAGTAGTACCACCGATAACAGTACCGTCGATAGTACCGCCGTCGATGTCAGGAGTATCTATATCAGGAGACGTAAGTGTTTTGTTAGTAAGTGTCTGCGTATCAGTGAGAGTAGTTACTGTGTTGTCAATAGCAAAAGTAACTGCATTATCTACACCGGACGTGTCAATACCTGTACCACCAGTAAATGTTAAAGTCTCAGAGTCTAAGTCAATACTTAGAGGGCCGCCAGTGTCAGCTTCAAAGTCAAGGTCTTGTGCAGTAGCTTGAGAGTCAACGTACGCTTTTACGGACTGTTGTGTGGGAAGCATTGTTGCGCTGTCGGACGACATGTCATCTTCATCAACAAACGCAGTAACAGCAATGGTTCCGTCAGAAAGAGTATCAAATGTAGTTGTGCCGGTCAGTGTCGGACCAGCGGTGTCAGCTTTGGTTGCAATAGCAGTTGCAATATTGTCAAACTCTGTACCAAATTCAGCGCCACGGATAATTTTTCCTGCGTCGCCTGTAGGTAACGAGTCCTTTGCTGCAAAGTCTGTAGTCTTAGTATAGTTGGACATCTGAGTTTCCTATCGCAGAAAAAGGAGGGGGATAAAGAAAGGGGCCATTGCTGACCCCCGTAGTTGACTTAGGCGTCGTAGACAGCCAAGATAAGTCCAGCTTCAGGACGATATACCTGAACACCGTAGAGGGTGTCAGCAGTGTACAGCGTCGAGAGGTACTCTTGCTTGTACTGAGTCTGTGAACGTACAGACATTTGCTCTGCGTGTACAAGGGCATCCTTTTGCATAAGGATACAACCACGTACATTAGCCTCAAGTGTTGGGCAGTTTGATGAAACGTATACATCTATGCCATACAAGTTACCAATGAGTCCAGTGTTAACAGTCTGTCCTGATACGAAATCAGAAGACGAGAACCGCTCTTCACCCATAATGGTGTTACGTACTGAAGGAGGAACAATAATGCAACGTCCGTCCATTGGTACATCAGCATCGTCTAGCTTTTGAATTGCTAATCGGAAACCAGAGTCAGTAAAGTCGTCACCTGACGTAGTAGAACCTACAGCAAAAGTATCAAGACCTGAGGTCGCACCAAAAGAGTAACTGTTGCTGTTAACCCAGTCAGCACCAGAAGGAGCAGCAAGGTCAAGAGTACCATCACCAAAACCAGTAGCAGCATTCATAAGGTCAGTGTCAACCTTAAGAGCCAACTGATAACCAGCGTCTTCAGTGTAGAACTGACGGAGGCTGTTAAGCGCCTGTACTTCTACAATGTCTTCGATGAAACGTGAGTACTCGAAGTGACGATCAACAGTAATCTGCAATTCGCCTTCTACGTTTGCTTGGATGTTGACAGCAGTGTCAGCAACCTTAGCAGAAGCAGCACCACGGATAGGCTTAGGAATGTGAATTACATCACCCTTCTTGCCTGTCATTGGAAGCTTCTTGACCAGAGGAGCCATCTTAAGGTTCTTCTGATAGGCAGCAATTACTTCGTCACTCCAGATTTCTGGAATAAAAGTAGCAGCTGCTGTTTTGTTGACGATACTTCCACCGCCAACCGTACCGGGATAAGTTTGAGTAGCCATTGTAATCTCCTAGATTATTTTACTCGACCCTCCGAATAAGCTGCCATGATTTCATCGGCTAATGCTGTATAACGGTCGGGGTCTGTTCTCATAAGTTTAATAATGTCGGCCCGACGATATATCTTTTTCCTTGTCCCTTGGCTACTACCTCGTGCATTACCTGTACTAGCTGCCTTCAGTGTTTGCTTCCGTGCCTGTTTTTCAACTTTGGCGGTTTGCTGTGTCACTGCTTTACGCTCTTTCCAGAGGGTAAATAGTTCGTCAGCAGAGTCAGCATCATACTGTTGGTCAGCTGCTACAAATAATTGAGTCCTAATCTTAGACGCCTTAATCCATTCTGCAAACTTAGGGTCTCCAAGAATATCTTGCATATCTGGATGTTTAGCTTGAAGCATAGACAGTGACGACTGTTTTTTGTACTGTTCAGTGTACTGCTGTGCTTCTCTGATTTTAGGATGATTCTCAATAGCACGATTAACAGCACCTTGTGGATCAGTGAAGTAATCTATATCATCTTCAGGCTCAACGTATTGTTGAGGTGCTTGAGTGGGTGTTTGAGTACTAATGTAATCATCAACCACTTTACGAAGTTCTCCTACCTCACCGGACTGACGACCTAAAAGCTTTTCAGCTTCTTGGTGCATCTGTACGACTTCTTCCAGTGACTTACCGTGGTACTTCTCTGGAACGGTAGACTGCTCTTGAGGTTGTTCAGTTGTTTCTTCTACGTACTGAGTCTCATTTGCTTCTTCGTTTATATCGTCCGCGTTTTCCATTTCGGGCTGCGGGTCAACTAATGTTGCTCTTGACATTACTAATCTCCGTGATTATAATCATTATGGAGTTATTATTTATTACCTGCTTTTTCGTGTTCCCTAGTCCATTTAATGTGTGCTCCGGGGAATGAACCATCGGAGCCATTAAGGTGGAAAGACGGGGCAGATACCATCTTTGTAGCGTTGGCACCACAACCGCACCTACTGGTTGTAACACCATCCTTTACAAATTCTTCAAAGACATGTCCGTTAGTGCAACGGAAGTCGTATACTTTAAACATTTACAGGATCTTCGTCTTCAGCCTCTGCTTGATCTCTAGCAGCTTCTATAGTAGCCTGTAGGTTAATCACAGTAGCAAAAGCAGAAACTTGACCTTTGCGGAAATGTAAGTCTTCCAGATCTTTAACTGTTTGTATATCTGCTAACTGTTGTGCATTAGTAGAAAGCTCTTGGATGAGTTGTTTAAAACCTTCACTATTGAAGAGTTCATTATAATTATTAAAATAGGTTTCAAGCTCAGGTGTCATAGTTCTCTCTATTGTTATACTTATGCTTTTATTATAACATATTTTTATTCAAATGTCAAGCTTTTTTGCATATCCTCTTGTCGTTCACATGCGTGACATTCCCCACACACAACAAAACCACTAAATAGCTCTGTAGGCTTTCTACAAGACCAGTACGATTCACGAAGGTACTCAGGAATACTTAAGTAAATTCCCTTACTCCTTTCTACAGAATTATAGGTCATGTGCTCAAAAGGCGCTAACCAAAGAGGCTTAACACGACGTGTAGTACATAGGGCATTTAAAACGCCTTGAGCCTCTGCACCTTCGTCCCTGCCTACGTTGTAGTCTCCTGTGTAAACAATATTAAAAGACTTACCCAATCCTGATGCTACTCTCATAGCTTGAAACAAAGCAAGGACCATGTCTTTACCTCCGGGATACTTAGATTTCCATGAGTAAACCGAAGAAGAAAACTCAAAAGGTCTTTGGTGTTTCTTCATGTAGTTGATTGTTTTTCTAATTGCTTCTGCTTCGGCCTTGCCACGGCCTTCAGAGTTGTCTATGTGTATTGAGTGTACGTGTATGTCTTGCTCTGTATGCTCCAAAAGATTCCAAAGCAGTGATACACTGTCCATACCACCTGAGTACATTACTATGGCTGTTTCTTTTTCAGTCCCTTTAAAATAATTTTTATTTAAACAGATGTCTAAAGCTTGTTTTACTTTAGTTTCGTAACTCACATAGGCTCCTATGCTTTTCTAGTAGGCTTCTTAGCTGTCTTTGCAGCTTTCTTAAATGCTTTTGCTGTAGGCGCACCTTTAGATCC